TCTGGCATTGCATCAGGTTACCAATCATACGATGGGTCTTTCGATTTCAGTGGCGTTTTAGATAGAATAACTGTTGAGGTAGGTGGTCGTGATATTAATCTTGCGATTGGTCCTTTGTTTGATGACGTAACAGTCAATGTTTTTTACAACGTTATTAATACCATTGTCACTCAACAAATCACTACCCTAGAAGAAATACTATATTTAAATATTCTTGATCCCGTAGAGTTAGAATTTGTAGAGGAGGTTTTTGAGTATAATGATGTAAGCATGAATGATGGTGAAATAGAGTTCGTGCCTATTGAAGCTCCTGTAGAGGAGATTACTGTTGCTAGTGTCGAATTAGAAATAGCTGAAATTGAAATTAATTTACCCGAGCCTGAGGTAGAAATTGTCGAGGTAGAAACCGAAGTAGAGTTAGAAATCGAAATGGAAATGGAAGAGGTTGTAATTGTAGAGGCTGAACCTGAAGAAGAAGTTATCGAAGAATCTCAAGAAGAACCACAGGAATCAGAACCAGAGCAACCACAAACACCACAAAAAGAAGAAGATCCAGAAGAAGTGGTAGAAGAAGAGAAACCATCGGAGCCTAAGGTATCAAAGAAAGAAAAGGCTGCCACTAAAATAGTTAAGAAGATTGATGACAAAGCAAGATATGACGATGCTGCACAAACTAAGACTTTGATTGTGATGCAGATATTAGGTAACACTAAAACTTTTTTTGACAGCCAATCTTACATACAAGATACAAACGTTAATGACTATTTAAACAAGACAATAGAAGATCAGTATGGTATGCTGTTTGACATGGCACAAAATGAAACAATGAATGATATGGTGAACTCACAGTGGCAGAAGTCTCGGTAGGCGGCGTATCCTTTAAAGGAGGAAAAATGTTTGCAGTATTACTCGCATTGAGTAGTGCTGTTGGAGCACTATATGGCGGCTTTGAGTTTTGGAAAAAATTTCAAGACATGTCTGCTCAGATTGAGGCTTATACAGCTCCGGACCTCTCTGGTTTTGATAAAAAGATTGCACTCGTAGAAAGTAATACAAACGCACAAATGGAGATTGTTTTACAAAAGGTTGAGGGTTTGAAAAGTGAGCTTGATATAGTTTTAGAGGAAATTAGCCTAATATCTCAAGTTAGTAGGGAACTTAAGGACGACTTAAAAACGGATTTACGTGGCGTTGAAAATGACGTTCGTCACGTCACAAAAATTGTAAATGACGTGGAAGATAGACAAAAAGAAGATACTAGAGAAATATTTGATGAACTTAAACTGATTGAAGAAAACCTTGACTTACAGATCAATAAGGCTTTAAATAATCCATTAAGCGGAATGTCCGCAAAAGGAACAAAATAGGAGTAAACCATGTGCGATTGTAAAACAGATGAGGATTGTGTATGTCGATTAAGATAGAGATGAAAACAGTCCTACCTTATGTTGTGCTGATTGCAACAGTCGGCATGACATGGGGTATGTGGTCTGAACGCTTAAACGCAGTAGAAAAGAAAGCTGATAGTGTTGCACAAATGCAACAAGATATTGCTATAATAAAATCTAAAATATTGGATATGGATGATAGGATTGCTTGGATAGAGGAGTTTCTTATTAAGACATCTGATTACTAATGGCAATATCAAGATCACAAATGAGAAAACAAGTTTCTACAGGAGGTAAAAGAAAGTTTAAAAGGGTTGCTAAAACAAAGGGAGGCGTTCCTAAAAAATATGTAAGGGGCGCAAAAAATCCAAAAGCGAGAGAAGCAGAAATTAAACGAACTGCAAAACTATATAGACAAGGCAAACTAACTCCTGCTATGATGGATAAAATTAGCAAACAAAGGAGTAGAGGCTAATGTCAAAATATAAGAGTATACCTGGCGCAAGTAGATTTTCTAAAAGCACTTTAGATAAAGTTTATAAAAGAGGATTAGGGGCTTACTATAGCTCTGGTTCAAGACCAAAAGTTTCATCTCATCAGTGGGCGATGGGCCGTGTAAAATCTTTTGTCAGTGGTAAAGGTGGAGCAAGAAAAGCTGATAAAGATTTACTAGGAGGTGGTAAAAAGAAAACCACAAAGAAAAAATGAGAAAAGGCTTATACGCAAATATTCACGCTAAAAGAAAACGTGGAGAGAAGATGAGAAAGAAAGGTGAGAAGGGAGCACCAACTGCAGCACAGTTTAGAAGAGCAGCTCAAACGGTTAGAAAAAAAAAATAATGCAGCAGCAAGATTCAAGACATAATCAATGGTAGCTAAAGTATCCACCATAAAAAATAAAATTAGAACTGGTAAGAAATTAGGATTTTCAGAAAGGGCAAGAGCAGTCAATAAAGGGTTGTTACCGAGTGTCAAGAAAAAAACAAGCAGAAAAAATAAAGCTTGATGTAATTAATTGGTCTAAGACTGTCTTAGAACCGATGAACAAACATATAGGTTTTCCTGCGTGTCCTTTCGCAGCTAAATGGAGAAAAGATGGAAAAGTGCGAATAGAAGTTCGCATGGACAAATCTAAGTATGAAAAACAATTAACCACCGTTTTAAAATCTTGGGATAAAAAACAACACGATATAATAATTTATTGTGATCCTTTTTTTGAACAATACGATCCCAATCAGTTTCAAGAAAAAATAGATTTCTACAACAAAACATACAATAGACGAGATGTGTATTTTATGGGTTTTCATCCTGAAACTCCTGCTGATCCTCAAGATCAAGAATTTTTATGTGACCCTACAGATGCACCAGTAACGCATGGTGATTTAGAATACTCTATGATGCTGATACAAAAATTTAAACAGCTGTATGATGCAAGTTGCAAACTACATAAGATAGGGTATTATAAGAAATGGCCTAAAGAATACTACAATGAGGTAGTAGCTGAAAGGCAACATACGTATGAAAAACTAAACAAAAAGAGGTGACACCATGATGAAAAAGAAGCAAGTAATCAAAAAAAGAGGCGGAGGCATGGCTAAGAAAAAACAAGTCATGAAGAAGCGTGGTGGTGGAATGGCAGCCAAGAAGATGATGATGGGCGGTGCAGTTTCACCAAGAAAAGCCATGGCCATGGGAATGATGGATGGCGGAATGGCTAAGAAAAAACAAGTCATGAAAAAACGTGGCGGCGGTATAATGAAAAAACGTGGCGGCGGAATGATGAAAAAGAAATAATCTACTATGGCTACTTCAGGCACAACAAATTTTAATTTAAATATTGACGAGGTTATCGAAGAATCTTTTGAGAGAATCGGTAAACAAGTTAGAACTGGTTATGATTTAAAATCAGCCAGGAGAAGTTTAAATTTATTATTATCCGAATGGGGCAACAGAGGCATCCATCTTTGGAAAGTTGTTAACCACACACAAAACCTGGTAGCCAATAGTACGACCTATACTGCTCCTGCGGACACCAGTGATGTCTTAGAAGCAGTTTTTAGAAATGGTAGCACCGACACTACCATGACAAAAATTTCAAGATCAGAGTATCAAGCTATACCAAATAAAAGTTCTACAGGCACACCAAGTCAATATTATGTTAGAAGAAATTTATCTAACGTTGAAATAAATTTATATTTAACTCCTAATGTGACTGATACACAAATTAATTATTTTTATGTTGCTAGAATTGAAGATGCAGGTGCCTACACAAACACACCTGATGCACCATATAGATTTTTACCTTGTATGGTTTCTGGACTTTCATTTTATTTAGCACAAAAACATAATGCAGGTAGAGTTCAAGAAATGAAATTATACTACGAGGATGAACTACAAAGAGCTTTAACAGAGGATGGACAGAGAACATCTGTTCACTTAGTTCCACAAAATTTTTTTAGAGGAAGTTAAATATGACTTTTGCAGTTGGAAAAAAATCACAAGCCATTTGTGATCGTTGTGGCTATCAATACGATTATTTAGATTTACAAAAAGAGTGGAATGGACTTCTTGTTTGCCCAGAGTGTTACGAACCAAAACATCCTCAACTAGATCCTCCGTATTCAAAGCCAGATCCAGAGGCTTTACGAAATCCTAGACCAGATAGAACAGAACCGCTAATTGTTGATGTTGGTTTTCCAAACAGCACACCTTTTGATAGTGTTGGAATGCAGCCTTCACCTATTAGAGATGACTTGATAATATCCTCAGCAGTTGGTAATGTGACAGTGGTGATATCATGAATTATTCTGAGTTATTAGACAATGTAAGAAATTATACAGAGGTTACATCTGATGTTTTAACAAATACAGTCATAAATGTTTTCATTACAAACACAGAGAATAAAGTTTCAAGAGAGGTTGATAGTGATGACCAAAGAAGATATGCAACAACAACCTTTGAAGCCAACAACGCTTTTTTAGATGTCAGTGGTCCTGAAGGCGGATTTAAATTTGCTAGAGGTTTACAGTTAGTTGAAACTGATGGGACTAGAACTTGGTTACAACAAAGAGATACAACTTTCATAGATGAGTATATTCCAGAGAGATCGACAACAGATATTAACTTTACAGGTAAGCCAAAGTATTGGGCTAACTGGGATGCAACACAATTAGTCGTGGCTCCTACTCCAAACGCAGCTTACACAGTAGAAATGTGGTACAACGAGACTCCACAAAGATTAGGAAACGGCTCTGGATCTACAACCACTACAACATTTTTATCCAACAATGCCTCAGAGGTGTTGTTGTATGGAACGCTATCGGAAGCATTTTCATACTTGAAAAATGACAAAGATATGCAATTATACACACAGAAGTTCCAACAAGCTCTTCAGCTTTTTGCACAAGAGCAGATGGGACGT